CCACCCCACGGCACCGCGCCCACGGCACCGCGCCACCACGCCGGGTACCATGGGGTACCCCACGCAAAACCGTCAGGCAATCAGGCATCGGACTACCCCACATTGCCCACACTTCCAACACCAAGTAGCACCAAGCAAGCGTCCTTCGATTCGTGGGGTGCTACCCCACGCCACCCCACGCACCCAAGGCAGCGTGACGTGATAACGTAACATCCGTGTGACGTGATAACGTATCACCATGTGACGTGATAACATAACGCTGGCAGCTCGGCCGTGCGGGCGAAAGCCCCCGGTGGGGGCCGGCGACCGGGCCGGTCAAAAACGGAGGGGTCGCACAAATTTTTTTGCAAAATGCTATAATTACTTGCAACACTATTTGCAGCACATCATCTGGCCATGACCTTCCAATCCTTGCCGCTTACCGCGCGCAAACTAGAGGCGACCGAGGCGCGCTTGCAGCGCATCTACGAGGCTGCCAAGTTGGGTCTAAAAGGTGACTCGCTGGCGTTGAAGGCTGGCATGCTGCCGACCGAGTATCGGCGTCTGTGCGAGATGGACCCAATTGCCGAGATGGCAGAACAAAAAGGGCGCGCTGACGCAGAAGGAGCGCTTGCGGCTGTTATGATGGACGCCGCGCTTTCCGGCGACACCAAAGCGGCGCTGGAGATCCTGCGCCATCGGCACGATTGGGTAGCTAAGCAGCAAGTGCAGATCGACGTAGCGCAGCAGATCAGCGTAATATCGGCGCTTGAGAAAGCAGAGCAGCGCGTCATCGACGTGCAGGTAACAGAGCGACTGGAGCCAACACTTGCAACAGCCGATTTACAACGCCTCTGATGAAATGCTCTTGATGACGCGGCTCTGGCAGCCGCGCATCAAAGACGACCCGGAAGCGTTTGTAAACTTTGCGTTTCCGTGGGGGCAACACGGCACGCCACTGGCCAACTATAAAGGCCCGCGCAAGTGGCAGCGCCAGGTGCTGCGAAAGATTACGCAACACATCAAAGACAACAGTGGGAGGGTTGATTACAACGTCTTGCGGTCTGCGGTTGCATCAGGCCGAGGGATCGGTAAGTCCGCGCTAGTGTCATGGCTCGTGCTGTGGATGCTCTCGACGCGCATTGGCTCGACAACCATCGTGTCGGCTAACAGTGAGGCGCAGCTCCGCAGTATTACCTGGTCAGAGATCACCAAGTGGCTGGCGATGATGATTAACAGCCATTGGTTTGAGATCAGCGCAACCAAGGTCGCACCGGCTAAGTGGTTGGCGGAGATCGTCGAGCGGGACTTAAAGAAAGGCACGCGCTTCTGGTCGATTGAGGGGCGTCTATGGTCGGAAGAAAACCCGGACGCTTACGCCGGTCTGCACAACTTGGACGGCGTGTGTTTGATCTTCGATGAGGCGTCAGGTATTCCAGACTCGATCTGGCAGGTGGCCGCTGGTTTCTTCACAGAGAACACGCCGCACAGGTTTTGGTTTGCCTTTTCCAATCCGCGCCGCAACCAAGGCTACTTCTTTGAGTGCTTCAACTCAAAGCGCGACTTTTGGTCGACAGAGAACATCGACGCTCGCGACGTCGAGGACACCGACAAGCAGGTCTACGAGCAGATCATTGCGGAGTACGGCGAAGACTCGATACAGGCCAAGGTCGAGGTGTACGGCGAATTTCCCAGCGCGGGCGACGACCAGTTCATCGGACCCGCGCTGGTCGATCAGGCGTTTGGCCGACCCAAGCACAAAGACGAGACAGCGCCAATTGTAATCGGCATCGACCCAGCCAGGTCGGGCGGTGACTCAACGGTCATCGCAGTGCGCCAAGGGCGTGACATCATCGCAATCAAGCGGTACCGAGGCGATGATACGATGACGACCGTAGGGCACGTCATCGACGCGATCGAGGAATACAAGCCGACGCTGACGGTGATCGACGAGGGCGGGCTGGGGTACGGCATACTTGACCGGCTGGTTGAACAGCGGTATAAGGTGCGTGGGGTCAACTTTGGCTGGAAAGCCAAGAACCAAGTGATGTGGGGCAACAAGCGCGCTGAGCTGTGGGGTGCGCTGCGGGACTGGTTAAAAACCGCGTCGATCGCGCCAGACAGGCAACTGAAGGCGGATCTGACCGGGCCTAAGACCAAACCCGACTCAAGCGGTACGATCTTCTTGGAGAGCAAGAAGGATATGAAAGCCAGGGGTCTAGCTTCTCCTGACGCCGCCGATGCGATCGCGGTGACGTTCGCATTTCCAGTCGCCTCCCGCGAACCCCGCGCAGCCACGCCCCGTCGCCACTACAGCGACCGCACCGCGGGCGCAACCGGCTGGATGGGCGCATGACCAAGAAGTCTGTCAGCCTGTCAGTGGGACGCGGCGAGAAACGCCCCACCAGCCAAGGCGCTGGGCTGACGGCCAAAGGGCGTGAGAAATACAATCGCGCGACAGGGAGCAACCTCAAAGCGCCCGCGCCTAGCCCCAAGACAGAAGCAGACAAGGGGCGCAAGGCGAGCTTTTGTGCACGCATGGGCGGGGTAGCCGCCAAGGCCAAAGATGGCGAACGCGCCAAAGCGGCGCTCAAACGATGGAAGTGCTGATATGAAACCAGGTCTTTACAGTAACATCAACGCCAAACGCGAGCGCATCAAAGCCGGATCGGGCGAAAAGATGCGCAAACCTGGCGCTCCGGGCGCACCCACTGCCAAAGCGTTCAAAGAGAGCGCTAAAACAGCCAAGAAGAAATAGCCATGCCACTCGTCAAGTCGCCCAGCAAAGCCGCCTTTCGCAAGAACGTAGCGGCTGAAGTCAAGGCCGGTAAGCCCGTAAAACAGGCTGTGGCCATTGCGTACTCCACCAAACGGCAAGCCGCCAAGAAGAAATAATGGCCTACGACCCGACAGGCATCATTGGCGCGGCAGAAGTCTCGGATGTAGGCGGCGCGCCGGACAAAGACACTGCGCATAAGCTGTCGCAGATGCGCAGTCGCTTCAAGATGGCGGTGGCCGCGTACAGCGACACGCGAGAAGACCAGTTGGACGACCTGCGGTTTATGGCAGGCTCGTCCGACAACCACTATCAGTGGCCAGCGGATGTGCTGTCAGTACGAGGGTCGGTGCAAGGCCAGACCATCAACGCGCGCCCGTGCCTGACGATCAACAAGCTGCCGCAGCATGTACGGCAGGTGACCAACGAGCAGCGGCAAAACCGGCCGTCGCCCAACGTCATCCCAGTCGACGACGACGCAGATATCGAAGTCGCGGAAATCTTTGACGGCATGATCCGTCATATCGAGTACATGTCGGACGCGGACGTGGCGTACGACACCGCTTGCGACAACCAAGTGACGTACGGCGAGGGCTACATTCGGATTCTGACCGAATATTGCGACGAGACGAGCTTTGATCAGGACATCAAGATCGGTCGGATTCGCAACAGCTTCTCGGTCTACATGGATCCAACAATCCAAGACCCGTGCGGTGCGGATGCGGAGTGGTGCTTTATCACCGAAGACATTCTGAAAGCCGATTACGAGCGGATGTACCCCAACGCCATGCCGGTCAGCTCGATCATGGTGCAAGGCGTGGGCGACCAGGCGCTGTCGCAATGGCTGTCTGAAACGACAGTGCGGATTGCAGAGTATTTCTACTGCGATTACAAGGCAGAAACGCTCAATTTGTACCCTGACGGCACGACGACCTACCAAGGCACGCCACAGGACAAGATGCTGCGTCAAATGGGCCTAAAACCGACCCGTCAGCGCAAATTGCAGGCTAAACGCATCAAATGGTGCAAGACCAACGGCTACGAGATCATCGAAGAACGCGAGTGGGCGGGCGCGTACATTCCTGTCATTCGCGTGATCGGTAACGAGTGGTCGATTGAAGGCCAACTTGAGATTTCTGGGCTGGTCAGGAACGCCAAAGACGCCCAGCGGATGTACAACTACTGGGTGAGCCAAGAGGCGGAAATGCTGGCGCTTGCGCCCAAAGCACCGTTTATTGGCTACGGCGGTCAGTTTGAGGGTTACGAAGAGAAGTGGAAGACTGCCAACACGCAGAACTACCCCTATCTTGAGGTAAACCCTGATGTGACCGACGGAGCAGGCAATATCCTGCCGTTACCGCAGCGGGCACAGCCCCCAATGGCCCAAACAGGCTTGATTCAGGCCAAAATGGGGGCTTCTGAGGACATTAAAGCGGCTACAGGGCAGTACAACGCCAGCCTCGGAATGACGTCAAATGAGCGGTCTGGAAGGGCTATTTTGGCCCGTCAGCGCGAGGGTGACGTTGGTACGTACCACTACGTCGACAACTTGGCGCGGGCGATCCGTCACGTTGGGCGGCAACTGGTCGATTTGATCCCCAAAATCTATGACACGCAGCGTATCGCGCGGGTGATCGGGGTGGACGGCGAGTCGAAGATGGTGCGGCTTGACCCGAACCAGCCGGAACCCGTGCGAAAGATGGTAAACGAGCAAGGTGTGGTGGTTGCAAAGATCTACAACCCTGGCGTTGGCAAGTACGACGTCAAGGTCACCACCGGCCCGAGCTATCTGACCAAGCGTCAGGAGTCGATGGACGCGATGAGCCAGATTCTGCAAGGCAATCCAAACCTGTGGGCGGCGGCTGGCGATCTGTTTGTCAAAAACATGGATTGGCCAGGCGCACAAGAGATGGCGCAGCGCTTGAAAAAGATGATCGATCCCAAGCTGCTGCAAGAAGACGACGATCCTGCGCTGCAAGCGGCCAATCAGCAGATCCAAGCAATGCAACAGCAGATGGAGCAGATGTACAACATGCTCCAAAACGTCGGCAAGTCGATGGAAGCGCAGAAATTGCGCATTGACGAGTACAATGCGGAAACCAAGCGTATTCAAGCCGTGCAAGCGGGCATGACGCCTGACCAAGTTCAAGATGTTGTCATGCAGACGCTGAAAGATGTCATGACGGCTGGCGACATGGTGGTTGCTCAACAAATGGGTATGACACAATGAGCTGCGCAGACTTTATCGGCACCTTGTTCCTAGCGCGAGACGTGACGCATAGCGTACATTTGAATACAAGGTCGTACGCCAAACACAAAGCGCTGCGCCATTTCTACAACAACATCGTAGAACTTGCCGACAAGTTTGCCGAAGCGTACCAAGGCCGGCACGGGCTGATCGGGCCAATCACGCTGATGTCAGCCAAAAAGACAACCGACGTCATTGAGTTTCTCAAAGACTCGCTTGCAGACATCGAAGAGATGCGGTACAAGGTGTGTGAGAAGGACGACACGCCGCTCCAAAACATCATTGACGAGATCGTCGGGCAGTATCTATCGACGCTCTATAAACTGAAATTCCTTGCGTAAGGGCGCGTTATGGAACTGCTAAATCCTCTTGCTGATGCCAATTATCCCGCCTATACGGCGTCTTACACGGGCACAGCGGGGTCAACGACCGCCTGGCCGTCAGGCCCGCAAGGCGTGGTGGTCTGGTCAACGACTGCCGCCTACGTCGTAATAGGCGAAGGTGTGACTGCGACTACCAGCTCGACGCCAATTCCTGCCAATACGCCAATTCCGTTTATCGTGCCGCAGGGTACGGGTGCTCCGTGGCGGGTTAGCGCAATCCAGATTGGCAGCGCTGGCACAGTCTACGCTAAACCCATCAACATCCGATGAGCTTTGGCATACCCGTCCGAAATGGCCTGAGCCTGGGGCTCGGGACCGTCGCTACGTTGGCGACGGACTTTGCGTCGCCCAACCCAGGCCCGCCGTGGACGGTATTGACCAGTGATGGCACGGCGTATGTAGTGGATGAAGTTGTGTTGGCAAGCAATGGCACAGCTTACTATGTCGTCGAAACTGTGCTGACCAGCAATGGCACAGAGTACAACCCAATTTGAGGTAAATCATGGCTGTTTACGAAGCGCTTTTGCTCAATACAGTTGTCCCGCAGATCCAAGCCGCACAAGCAGGCGACAGCTATGTCATGGTGGTGAACGCCACCACTCCAGCACTCAGGATCACGCAAACGGGTACTGGCGATTCCATTCTGGTGGAGGACAGCTCCAACCCGGACGCGACGCCGTTTGTGGTTACTGCGGCGGGGGATGTTGGGATTGGGACGAATGCACCGACCTCAAAGTTGGAGGTTGTAGGAGCAATTAAGGCGACTGCTGCTGGCGCATCGGTAATTGCAGTCGAAGGTAGTGCCCAAGGATATGGAATCGTACAGATTCAGGCAACCTCGGCTGGCGGTAAAAACTGGTCGTTGGTGTCTAACGCAACAGGTTCAGCTCTCGGGGCTGCTGGGTCACTGAGCTTCCGCGACAGTTCGGTTGGCACTACTCACATGACCCTCGACTCCTCCGGCAACCTCGGTCTGGGGGTGACGCCTAGTGCTTGGGTAGACCGCACAGCTCTTGAAGGCTCCTATGGGGGCGCATTATCGTTTGATAAGGTTTACCTTCAAACAGCGTTATCTTCAAATTGCAATTACAACGGCACTAATTGGCTATACAAGTTATCTGGTTGGGGAGCCACTCGTTACGAACTTGGCGATATTAGTAACGGATCGGCGTTTCACAAGTGGTACACCGCCCCCTCCGGCACCGCAAACGATCCCGTCTCCTTCACCCAAGCAATGACGCTGGATGCTAGTGGGAATTTGGGGGTGGGGACGACTAGTGCTTTATCAAGAATTGATGCCCGTGCCGCAAGTGCGACTATGGGCAACTACCAAACCATACAAGCATTTAGCACAGACACATCTGCGGCGATTGACTTGGGTGGTGGTATTAGTCTAGGAGGCTTTTACAACAGCACTCAAATTGCCCAGTATGCTTCAATTGTTGGCCGCAAAGCAAACGGCACAGCCGGAAACTATGACGGCTATTTAGCATTTGGAACAAACGCACAAGCTACGGGTGTTGTTGAACGCGCCCGTATCACCAGCGGTGGGGATTTGTTGGTCGGGTCGGCAACTACGGCAACAAATTCAAGCGCTGGATTCAAGGTTCTTGGAAGTCTTGTTAGTGGGCATTGGGACCCCACTGTTGTTACTGATTCCAATAGCGCCAGTGCGTCATGCTGGGACATTTACTCGACCGCAACAGGTTCGTATCGCTTCTATGTGACCACAACCGGCGTCATCAGCGCCGTCAATACCACCATCAGCGCTATCTCTGATGTGCGGTTTAAGGAAAACATCCAAGACCTCGATGTCGGCCTTGACAAGATCATGGCGCTCAAACCGCGCAAGTTTGACTGGAAAGAAGGTAAGGGCAAGAACATCAAGGGCGACCGTGGATGGATCGCTCAAGAGTTTGAGCAGGTGTTTCCTGACATGATTGACACATGGCGTGACCCTGCGCCAGAAGGCGAAGAACCGTACAAGTCGGTTCGCGCTGACCTGATCCCTGTGATGGTCAAAGCCATTCAAGAACTCAAGGCCGAGGTTGACAGCCTCAAAGCCCAACTGGAGGCCAAATAATGAACTGGAACATCTCCCGTCTTGACTGCAAAGTCTCAGAAGGCGATCTGTCTGACGTTTGCATCGTCGTTCACTGGCAGTGCTCGGACACCGTAGACGGCTACTCAGCATCCGTCTATGCGACCTGCTCGCTGCCTTCTCCTGATCCTGAGTCCTTTACCCCTTACGCCAGCCTGACCCAAGAGCAAGTGCTCGGCTGGATCTGGGCGAATGGGGTTGACAAGGACGCTACTGAAGCGGCAGTCTTGCAACAGATCGAAATGCAGAAGAATCCGCCCGTGGTAGCGCCACCGCTGCCGTGGGCTGCGTAATGTTTCAAACCGTACTGGTGCGGTCCACCAGGCACTCGCCAGAGTAATCATGGAAAACACTGAAGTAGTAGCGGAACCAACCGCGCCGGAACAGGTAGCGACGCCCGCGCCTGAACCTGTAGCAGTATCGGCGGAAGAGCAACAAACTACAATCAAGACGTTCACTCAAGAAGAAGTGGACTCGATGATTGGCAAGCGTCTCGCAAGAGAGCGTAGGTCTTGGGAACGTGAGCGTCCGAAGGCGCCAGCAGCGCCCGCAGAACCTGTATCGCAGGATAAGTTTGAATCGGTCGAAGCGTACGCCGAAGCACTGGCCACGCAGAAAGCCGAACAGCTTCTCCAGCAACGGGAACTGGAGCGTCAGCAAGCAGCAGTGGTTGAGTCGTACCACGAGAAGGAAGAGCAGGCACGGGATAAGTATGACGACTTCGAGCAAGTCGCCTACAACCCGAGTCTGAAAATCTCGACCGTGATGGCTCAAACAATTCAGGCGTCAGAGATCGGCCCCGACATTGCGTATTTTCTCGGGTCCAATCCAAAAGAAGCTGATCGTATCTCGCGTCTATCGCCGTTCTTGCAGGCCAAAGAGATTGGGAAGATTGAGGCCAAAGTGGCCGCCAGTCCGCCCACCAAAAAACCATCCAGCGCTCCGGCGCCTATTCAGCCTGTTGCAGCACGCGCCTCCGGCGCACCGGCTTACGACACCACCGACCCGCGCTCAATCAAAGCAATGAGCACGAGCGACTGGATCGCAGCCGAGCGGCAACGACAGGTCAAGGCGTGGGAAGCGAAACACGGACGTTAATTCAAATTAGGAGTTTTATAGATTATGGCTAACTCAATCCTTACGATTGACATGATCACCCGGAAGGCTCTCGAAATCCTTGAGAACAACCTGGTGATTACCCGGACGGTTAACCGTCAGTACGACGACAGCTTTGCTGTCCAAGGCGCAAAAATCGGCTCCACGTTGCGTATCCGTCTGCCGGACCGCGCGCTGGTGACCGACGGTGCTGCGCTGCAAGTTCAAGACGACAACGAGCAGTTCACCACTCTGACTGTTTCGAGCCAAAAGCACATCGGCGTGAACTTCACGACCGCTGAGCTGA